AGATTTCTGAGTATAATATAAAATATGAAATTGATGAAATTAAAAAACTTGTTAGTGAAATTAAAATAAAGCAGTATGATAAAGGTACAATTTATACAGATGTTTGGAAAAATAATATAAATGATGGATCTTTTAATGCAAACATTGAAGGTTATACAGATGCTTATTTGGACACAATAAATTGTAAAATTTCAAAAATGGAAACATATATGAGTTCATTTAAGTATAGTTTAGATTTAATTTCATATACAAAAATAGATAAAGATGGTTTAATAGTTTCAGGTGTAAAAACACCAAAAGAAACAAAAGGATTGTCATTAAATTTAAAATCTTATGAAGTAGATGATAAAATTAAAGACGCTTGGGATAAATATAATAAAAAAAGTAGTCTTTTTTCTGTAACATTAGGACCTTATGTTGGTTATGGTTTATCACAAGATAAATTTAATAATTATTGGTTTAGTAATTTTCAAATTGGTATTGGTTTACAGGTTGGGATTAAAATTTTTAATTTTTAAAAATGAGAACAAGTTCAAAATTTGTACAATTAAATAAATATGCTTTATTAGAATATCAATATAACAAAGATATTATTAATACTTCAGATGCTACATTTGCAAAAATAGACAATATGTATTATAATTCTATTTGTTATACAAATTATAATGCAAAAGATAATAATATTCCAAAATTAAAAACTTCAAATATAATAGATAATTCTATAGTTCAAATTACTGATTCAACTTGGTTAATATTAGATAGAGATAAATTATTTCATTTTGCAAAAAATTACCCTCATTTTACAGTTACAAGTGCTGAAGGTGAAATATCTTCTAACATAAACGTTATTTACGATAATATTAAAATACATTTGTTATCAGGTTGGAACTTTCCAAATTTAGCTGGATTTATAACAAAGGTTGGGTATCGTGATATAAATGGAAATTTTATTTATTCTGCTAATATTGCATTTTTAAAAGACAGTGATTATATTCAATATTCTTACCGTCCTCTTCTTTTGGGTGAGAGATTATATGATCGTTATGTTGAATTTAAAATCCCAAGTTTAAATTTTTTACAAAATGACGGATTAAATTCAATTGCTAACTATTTTTCAACTTATGGTGATGGTAGTGATCAAGCTAAAAAACGATATTTAGTTAATGATACAAAATCGTTTTTATGGGGAAATTCAAGTATTTCGTTTTTATATATAGAAGCTCAAGATTTATTAACAGATAATTTTGGTAGTTATTATATTACAGCACCTACTCAATTATCTCAAGAAGATCAAACTTCAATATTAGTTAATTTAGATCCAATAGATGAATTTTCCAGTATAGGTGCAATTGTTCAAGAATCAAATTATGGTGATTATTTTGAATTATTTCCTACTTATAACGATACTTATTTGGATTCTTTTATAGAACAACAAAAATTAAAAGGTATAAATTATATTGTTATTAATGAAGTTGAAGTTTTTGAGCAATCTTTTATAGATGGTAATTATAATGAAAATTCAACTTATAGAACTACTCATGTTCAAACTGAAAATTTTTTTGAGCCTTTTGCTTTTAGACCAATAATTAAAGGTAAAAATACATTAACATTTACAATTGATTATACAGTTCGTTTAGTAAACGATGTTACAAATACTCAGATTGTTAGAAAAGCTTCTTTAACATATTTTGATGCTAAAAAATATGGTAGAAAACTTGTAAAATTAAATACAGATTTAACATTAGAACCTATAAAAATTGTAAATAAAATTTTATACGAAAATAAAGTCAATAATTTTTATGCTGAAAATATTTCTCTTCCATTTGCTACAAACGATTTAAATAATTCTTCAGCTAATGTTTTTATAGATCAAAATAATATTATTTTGAACGTAAATTCTAAGATAATAAGTTCAAGCGAAAATTCTATAATAAATGGAAAGTCTATAAAAACTTATAATTTTCAAGATATTTGGAAAGCTAATTATTATTTTGGACAAAATGAATTAACTATTTATTTAAATGAATACGATAATTTTTTATTATTTTCATTTTTTAAATATGATTCTAGTAATGGTAATTCGTCATTACTTTTAGATAAAAATAACGCTAAATATTTTATTAATTTTGTATTAAATGATGGTTCTTTTGTAAAAATATATAATATTGAAGATAGTTCTTATAATATACCTTTAGCTAGTAATCAATTGTTTTTTAAAATTGATACTATGAATTCTAATAAGATTCTTAAAATGTTTGGTGGAGATTTTACTATAAATGAAGAATTTATCAGTACAAATAATTATACTTCTTTTGTTGAACATACAAATATGATTTACAAAGGCAAATATGACAAAATAAATAATTTTTCAGATAAAAATTATAATTCAAAATACGAAGTTCTTAAAAATTATTATGACGAAGTTTTAAACACTAAAAATAACTTAAATGCACTATTAGATGATAACAAATCTTTAATTGAAACTTTAAAATCTTACGCTAAAACAGAATTAGAAAAACAAAAAATAAATGATCTTTTAGAAGCAATAAATAAAATTCAAACATGATTTTAAATAGTAAATATAATGATTTTATTTTTAAATTTCCACCTAATTTTTTTACAAAAGAAATAGTTGATAAATATGATCCTTTTATAAAAAGACTTAAAATGCCATATAATAATTTAGTAGATTATATAAATTTTACAGTTCAATCAGTCTCTTGGCCATCTATTTCAACTGAAACCGTAGAACAATTTAGTGATTATGGAGTTAGATATTTTCCAGGTGGTTGGAATTTACAAATGTATACTTCTAAAGAGTTAATTGTAACGTTTAAAACAACAGAAAGTTATATTAATTATTTTATTATGTACGATTTACTAGAATATTATTGGCAAAAGAACAAAAATAAAGAAAGTATTTCGCATTTACCAAGTCTTCATTTAATGCTATTAGATAGATATGGATATTTATTAGTTACATTTCAATATGATTATATTGTTTTTTCTGGATTAAGTGAATTAGAATTATCTTATGCTTCAAATGTTCCAGAATTTAGAACATTTACAGCTTCATTTAAAGCAGATGTTGTAAAAGCTATTAGAGAATACGATAATTTTGGAAAAATAAAAGTTTAGTTCAAAAAGTTAGCCTGGAATCTCTTGGAATATTTTGGAATCTCTTGGAATCTCTTGGAATCTCTTGGAATATTTAGAGAGAACTTTGAGCCATTAAAAACTAGAATAACTAATTAATTCTATTTTATTTTTTTATTTTTTAATTTAATTGATCTAAGAGTGAAGTACACACAATATTAAAACACCTTAATAAGTTTTATTATATTTTTTTAAATTGTTTAAAAATGTTTATAACTTTTTTAGCTTTAGATTATAGCATAAATTATTCAACAATTTGTATTTTAAAGGAAAATAGTATAAAATTTCATTCTATAATTAGAGATAAAAAATTTACAAAAAAAGAAAAACTAATTTTAGAAAAATTAATTAATACCGGAATATTTACTTATGAAATAATTGATAAAGTAGAAAATATTAACGAATTGAAAATTTTAGATGCCGAAAATATTGCAAAAAAAATAATAAAAATTATAAACGAAAATAAAATTAATGAAATAGCAATAGAAGGATTTTCGTTTAATTCGACTGGTAGATCTTTAAGTGATGTATATGGATACCAATATATTTTCAGATATTTATTGTTAAAAAATAATATAAAGTTTAAACTTTTTTCTCCAGCTACTATAAAAAAAATAGCAGGTAAAGGAAATTTTAATAAATTACAAATGGTAGAAAGTTTTATAAAAAATGAAAATAATTATAAAAATTTAAACATTTTAAAAGAACTTTATATAAATTATAAATCAAATAAATTAATTAAACCTTTAGATGATATAGTAGATAGTTTTTGGGTATTACAAACATATTTAAATTTTAAACTAAATTTAAATAAATAAAAAAATAAAATAAACTAAATTTTAAACTAAATTTTAAATTAAATTAAAGGGAGTTTTTATGGATGATGAATTAAATAAGATATTTAGTACAAATGCCAGTGATCTTTTTTCTAAAAAAGAAACATTAGAAGATACAGTTTTTTATAAACCTACACCAGATAAAGGAATAGATAAAGTTTATACAAGTCAAATTGTATTTTTACCTAATGCAAAAAATCCTTCTTTACATATTGTAGATAAATGGACAGTATGGATTGATGATATAGAAAATAATAAAAAAATGAATGTAGATTGTCCTTCAACTGTTAAGAAACATTCATTATTACAAGATGCATTTTTTGCTTGTAGAAATTCACAAAATGCTAATGAAAGAAAATTACAGAATCTTTTTAAAAGAAAACGTGATATTTATGCATTAGTTTATATTGTTCAAGATCAACATCAGCCAGAAATGGAAGGTAAAATAAAAATCTTTAAATTCGGACAGCAATTATTTGATATTTTAGAAGGAGCTGCTCAAGATACCGACGAGCCTATTAATTTTTTAGATATTATGAATAATAAAATATTTAAATTGGTTGTTAACGAAGTTAATGTAGATGGTAGAAATTTTCCAAATTATAAACTATCTAAATTTTTAAATAAATCTCATCAATTTGAAATTAATGGTAAAATAATAAAAAAAGAAAAAAATGATATGCTTAAATTGGCAAATTGGTTAAAAGAAAATTCACCAGATTTAGATGCATATCAATATCAAGAATGGGATTCTGAAACAAGAAAAAAAGTTGTTGAATATATTAAAGCAACTATTCCATCACAAAATTTAATAAATGAAATTCTAAAAAAATCAAAAGAAACTTTAAGTGAATTTGAAACTATAGACAAAGAAAATATTAAATCAAAAGACAGAAAAAATGAACTAATTCCTGATAATTATGATGATGAATTTGAAGATATAAAATCCAATAATGGTAAAGAAAAAGAAAATATTAAAAATAAACAAAAAATAACAGATGAAGATCTATATAATTTAGATGATATAGATGATACAGACGATTTAGATGATTTAGATGATTTATTTAATGAAGATGAAAATGAATAAAGTAGATTCAATTGATTTTAAAGGGGCTTCGGCCCCTTCTTTTTCTAAATTATTAGATAAAGTACAAAATATTTTAAATAAAAGGTTTCAAGGAGAGAAAACAAGAATTGTAATACATGATGATAGAATAAGTTTTGCTTGTCCTTATTGTGGTGATTCGTCTAACGATGAAAAGAAAAAAAGAGGAAATTTATATTTAGATTCTTTAAAATATAAATGTTTTAACTGCGGTATTTATAAAAATATAAAAAATTTATTTTTAGATTTTAATTCTATAAACGAAAATGAATTTTTTGAATATGAATCTATAAATAAATTTGAAAAAAAGAAAGTTAAGTATAATTTAATAGATTTTGATTTTTTATCTAAAAATTTGCCTACAAAAGATGATATAAAAAAGTTTTATAATTTTAAAGATATTGAATTAACTAATTTTAAAACTTATTTAAATAAAAGAAAAATATTTCAATATGAAAATTTTTTATTTGATGAGTTTACAAAAAGTATTGTTATATTAAATTTAGTAAATAATAAAGTTTTAGGTTTTTCAAAAAGAACAACAGGTAAATTTAAAAAATATTATATTTATAAATTTTCTAAAATTAAAGAAGATCTTAAAATAGAAATAGATAGTGATTTTGAATTTTTAAATAATATATCAACAATTTTTAACATATTTAATATAGATTTTAATAAAAAAATAACAATATTTGAAGGTGCATTTGATTCTATTTTTATAAATAATTCTATTGCAATTAGTGGAGTTAATAAAATTTTGCCAATAGATATTGAAAATAAACGATATTTTTTAGATAATGATAAAATAGGTTTAAAAAAATCAATTGAATTGTTATCAAATGGAGAAGAGGTTTTTCTTTGGAAAAAGTTATTAAGTGATTTAGGTGTTAATGAAAAAATTAAAGATTTAAATGAATTGATTATAAAGCTACCTAATGAA